ACGAAAAGAAGTTTGAGAAAGATATGGAAGAGTTTAATAAATTATTAGATGAAGAAGTAAGATTAGATTTTTACAAAATTAAAATGTCTGATATACCAGAAACAATAACTAGTCAGCAGATGATGGCTATATTCAATTTGATTGAAGAAGAAAAAAATGGAAAAGTATAATAAAGTAAATGATCAAGAGATAAGAGAATATTTACAAAAAATAGCAGAAGGAAAAATAGAGTATAAATATTTATTAGGAGCTTTTGGAATTACAGGAAAAAAAGAAGATAGTGGTAAAGCAACAGCTATTGTTCAAGAAGAGATATTTCCTGAAGAAGGAGGTTCGTATTTAAGGATTTTAGGTTGTGCTTATTTCTTAAAGGGATGTCCGTTTGGGATGATACCGGGATTTTATCTTGAGTTATTAGGGGTGGCAAAATCAATGTTCTCAGATATTTTTTTAATGGTAATGAGAAGCAGGTTTATGCAATCGTATGTTTTACTTTTATATATCATCAACAAGAAACTTTTTTATAACATCTTGAACGAATATGTAGGGTTAATATATGACAAATCTGTCAATATTGTAAAATTTCCTCAAAAGAGGTATAATAAATATGCAACAGAAATGATGAGAGCGTTTAATACAGCTCTTGAGAAAGAGTATAAACCAAAAAAACCATTTACAGAATATTGGATTGAAGATTCAAATGAAAATAAAAAGTTAAAATTGCTTGTGCCTCTGGCGAAGATGTTTAATTTTGCAGTTTATGTGTTAGAATTTGATTCAGCTTATAGGTGGCAATTACAAGATGGGTTAAGCGAATTAAATAAAAAGAACGACCCGATTAAAGAGCTAAACAGAATATGCGACATAATAATTGAGAGATACCAAAATGACGATGTAAGGGAAAAGTATTTGGCGATAAAAAAGATTACAAAGATTTTAAAGTTTAGTCCGATGTTCCGTAGGATATTAAAGAATTTTTTTGATGAATTGGATATTGAGAAAATAAAACTGGATGAACACGATTTATATTATTGTTTAAATAGGGCAGACTATAATTTCAAAGGAATTCCATTAGAAGACAGGATTAAAGAAAAAGAAAGGTTAGACAAAAAAATGGGAAATATTAAAATTAACTTCAAACTTGTTAATAAAGATGAGTTTGAGAAGATGGATGCCAAAGGAAAGTGAAAATGCAAAAGCAGTAGCCCAAGAGGTGATACAGACCGTCAGAAAAGGTCAGAAAGTTATTAAGGGGGAAATTATTAGGAAACACGGCTATTCGCAATCAGTTTCAGAGAGGCCATCAAAAGTTACAGATACTCAAAGCTATAAAGACGAGATAGAGCCATTTTTAGAAGGTTTGATAAAAGAGCGTGAAAGGATTTTAAAAGCATTGAAAACAAAGGATTTGTCAAAGGTGCAGTATGAAGGGTTAGTGAGGAGTTTAGATTTAGCCACTAAAAATATTCAACTCTTATCTGGGGGTGCGACAGAAAGAGTGGCAGGAATAGAAATAACTTTTAAAAAATGAAGCTCCAAGTAGAAGCTAACCAAATATTTGAGCCATTATGGAAAACTAAAAAGAGATATATTCTCTTAATGGGTGGAAGGTCTGGTGGCAGGAGTTATGAGGCATCGCAAAAAATAGTTTCTCTTTGTTATCAGAACGCAAGATATTTTAGGGGAGCTATTATGAGGGCAATTCATGCAGACATAAGGAGTTCTGTTTGGCAAGAGATTACAGATAGGGTTAACGGCTGGGATTTGTCAGGAGCATTTGATGTTAAGGAATCAACAATGGAACTAACAAGAGGTAGAAATAGTGTAAAAGCTCACGGATTTAGAAAGTCAAGCAGTGAAAGAACAGCTAAGTTAAAATCATTAGCTAACTATACAGACGCTTTTATTGAGGAGGCAGAAGAGATAGGCGAAGAAGAGTTTACCCAGTTAGATGACTCTTTGAGAGCAGAGGGTTCGCAGATACATTTACTTTTTAATACTCCATCAAAAGCTCACTGGATTATTAAGAGATGGTTTGATTTAATTCCTTCTTACGAAGCTAAAGGTTTTTATGAGATGAAGTTAAAGCCAGAGTATGAAAAAGATGTTGAGGTTCTTTTTTCAACACATTTAGACAATATATATATTCCGCAAGAAGTTCATGACAGATATGAAGCGTATAAATTATCAAAGCCAGATTACTACTGGCAGATGATAAGAGGATTATGTCCCGAAACCTTAATGGGCAGGATATATTCTGGTTGGAAAGCAATAGGAGAGATACCACACGAGGCAAGACTATTAGGTTATGGATTAGACTTCGGATATGACCCAGATCCTGCCGCTTTAGTAGCAGTTTATTATCACAATGGCGGATATATCTTAGACGAGAAGCTTTACGAAAGAAACTTAATAAACGAACAATTATCAATAAATATAAAACTATATCCCCAAGCATTAGTAGTGGCAGACTCAGCAGAACCCAAAAGCATTGAGGAGTTAAAGAGATATGGAATAAATGTCGTTCCTTGTGAGAAAGGAGCTGACAGTGTGCTATATGGAATAAAACATGTTCAGGGGCTTAAAATAAGCTATACAAGCAATTCTCATAACTTAAAGGCAGAATACGAAAACTATGCTTTCAAAGTAGATAAAGACGGAACTAACTTAGGAATTGAAGACCCAAAGAGTGAAAATCATTTAATGTCAGCTACAAGGTATTTTCTTTCAACAATGATTAAAGCCAATGCAGACCCAGAAGCTCAAGAGAGAGAAAGAGAGTTAGCAAGAGCAAAAGCAAGGCAAACAGCTAATAAATTAACGCAAACTACGAGATGAGTTGTGTAATTACTCAAAACGAATATCAAATAATATTAAAGCTAAGGAGTTTGCAACCTTTTGAAAAGTTAGAAATTATTGCAGATCAATGGGGCAGACCAGATTATTATTTATTACACACACAAGAGAAAAAAGTTTTTAAAAGAAGTGCGGAAATAGAGGTAAAGATGATAGAAAAATAATCTGTGCATAACTCATACTTGATTTTTTTTAAAAAGTGTGTATAGTTAATTAAACTGGCAGAGTGTAAGACACCTAACCAGCTTCTCAAGGGCAACACCGCCCTGCGAGGGGCTGGTTTTTTTATTAGATGCTAAAATTTTTAAAAGAGGAATTTAATCTTGTCCAGTTGTTAAAGATAATAGGCGGAGCAATCGCCTTATTTTTGCTTTATCAAATAATGCAAAATACAAAATAATGGAATTAGAAAACATTTATTCATTAGTTAAGAGAACAGAACAAAACCTTAATCAAGGAGTTCCGATTAGAATTGGAAAATATGCCAGTCATGACCATGCAGAAAAGATAAGCACAATCCAAGCTTATCTCAACAACCAACATATTTCTGGTAAATACGACTCTTTGGAAAGAGAAAAGCCATTTTTTAATATAATTCAAGCAGCAGTTAATACTTGGTATAAGGCGACAGACATTGACCGAAAACATATAAGGTTTAGATCTCCTAATTCAAAACAAAGAATGAAAGCTATGATAGCCACTATTCTTTTGAGAAACTGGATGATAAAAGAAAAGTTTGGAATATGGCTAAATAAATGGGGTTATGGATTATCTAGCTATGGTTCGTATGTTTCAAAGTTTGTAGAACGAGAAGGACATCTTTATTCAGAAGTTGTCAGTTGGGATAGGATTATATGTGATGCTGTGGACTTTGAAAATAATATAAAGATTGAGAAATTATACTTTACCCCGGACCAATTAAGACAACAACCGTATGACCCAGAAGCTATTGAGCAGGCTATTGAAGCTTTTAAAAACGGAGGCGAGGAAAGACAGAATTTAGACGAACAAGATTTGGATTTAAAGGATGAGTTTATCGGAGTTTATGAGGTTCACGGAAAACTGCCATTATATTACTTAACCAAAAAAGAAGGAGACGAAACAGAATACAGGCAACAGATGCACGCTTTATTTATTCAACAAGGTAAGACAGACGAAGACAATGTAGAAATTACTTTATTTTCAGGTAAAGAAGCAAAAGACCCTTATTATTTAACCCACTTAATAGAGCAAGATGGAAGAGCATTGAGCATTGGTGCAGTAGAGTCATTATTTGACCCGCAATGGATGGTAAACCATTCAGCAATGCAAATTAAAAATCAGTTAGATTTGGCTTCAAAGCTTTTAACCCAGACAGCAGACAAAAACTTTTTTGGAAGGAATATCACAACACAGGTAGAAACAGGAGAAGTTTTAATACATGAGGATGGTAAACCTTTAACACAAGTAAACAACCAGAGCCACGACTTGCCGAACATAATGAATTACCTTAACCAGTGGAAGCAGTTGGCAAGAGAGATAACCGGAGCTCACGAGAGCGTAACAGGAGAAAATATGCCTTCTGGCACTCCATTCAGACTGGGAGCGTTGCAAAATCAAGAGGCAATGGGTTTGTTTGACTTAATGAGAGAAAACAAAGGACTACATTTAGAAAACATTTTAAGAAAGTATGTATTACCTTACTTTAAAAAGACTCTAAAAAATTCTGACGAGATTATAGCTTTATTAGACGGACAAGAATTAGAAGAGTTTGATGAGTTAGCTTTGCCTTCAAATCTTGAATCAGAGTTAAGAGCAGGGTTAATGCAAGGCAGAATACCAACAAAAGACGAGTTGATGCAAATAGTGCAGGAGAGCAATGGAGCAATGGGGAATATGAGAGCAATTAAACCATCTAACAAGAATAAGAAAAAAACTTGGGCAGAATACTTTAAAGATTTTGACTTAGATGATTTAGACATTGAGATTACGGGTGAGAATAGAGATAAAACAGCAGTATTGCAAACATTAGGTTCTGTATGGCAAACAATGATGACAAATCCACAAGGATTTCAAATGATGATGCAAGATAAGAACGCCAGAAAAGTATTTAATAAAATCTTGGATGAAGTGGGAAGCGATGTATTAAGCCCACTTCAATTAACAAGACAAGTTGCACTCCCTGCACAGGGAACAACCGGTGGCACAGCTTCAATAGGAGCTGGCGGAGGTGAGGTCGGTGCAATGCAAGGATTAAATTTAAACCAATAATATGTTTTTTCAATCAGGAAAAAGTTTTTATTCAGAGGATGAAAGAAACATTTTAATATCAGCTTTCAAAAATAACGAGAAGTTATTGGCTGTTGTTAGAAAAGCTTTTGTCCCAAAAGTTGACCCAGATAATACAACGCCTTTGGTAGATATGTATGATGCAATTCCATTTTCACAACTATCCCCAGAAGAATGTAAAATACAGGGAATGGCAAGACAAGAATTGATTATACACATAAATTCCGTATTAAACGCCATTTGGAATTTAGCTAATATAGAACCTAAAACAGCAGAAGAAATAGCAGAAGCAAGGAAAAAAGATAGTGCAAAATAATTAACAGGAGAAAAGTAACTCCTACAAAACATTTTATGGAAAATAATAATGGCACTCCAGCCTCACAGGAGAAGGATATCCTCGCCTTAGCAGAGGAAAAAATCAGCAACGATAACGATTTTCAAGAGGAGATAGCTGACCTTTCTGAAGAAGAAAAGGAACAGAAAATCTCTGAAAGGAAGTCAGAGGTTATTAAGCAAGAGTATGCAACTTTAGCTGAAAAAGCTAAAAAAGCAGAAGAAGTTGCAAATAACCAACGCATCCGAGCTGAAAAAGCGGAGAAAAAACCAAAGGACGACAATCAAGCTCCTAAAAATAACTTGTCGCCGACCGACATAATAGCTTTGGCAAAAGCAGATGTTTCAGAGGATGATATTCAGGAAGTCTTAGACTATGCTGAATACAAAAAAATCTCTGTTAAGGATGCTTTAGTCTCAACAGTTATTAAGTCATTGCTGGCTGAAAAGAAAGAAGAAAGGCAAACTGCTCAAGCCACTGCTGTAAAACAGCAAAGACGAAGGCAAACATCTTCTTCTGGATCTGAAGCATTAAAGAAGGCTGAAACAACTGGTGAAATACCAACCGATAAGGATGGTATGGATAAGCTTGTGGACGCAAGATTTAATAGGAAAGTCGGCAAATAACAACTGGTGGTAAATCAACCGGGGCAGAATGATAGTCGTTATTCTGAAATATAAATTGATTTACTAAAATGGAAAATACAATAGCCGATAGAGTATATAGGGACAAATACAGACAGTCCGCCCTTGAAAAGATATTGAGAAACGCTTTAGTAGCAGAAGCAGTCTGCGAAGTTGACAGAAGTGATAACTTGAGGATTTTAAATCCTTATGGATCACAGCCAACAGCCGAAGTTCAAACAATATCCGGACAATATGTTGTTGATGATTACACAACAACTGATGACACATTGACGGTCGTAGAAGAAGTAATTGTGGCAGAACACATTTACGACTTTGAGGAAGTTTTAACAAACTTTAACTTATTTGCAAATAGAACAGATGAAATGCTGTATGCTGTTGCAAATAGGATTGATAGATATGTCGTCAACAACTTGTGCGAAGATGGCACAGGAACATACACAACTCCATTAGGAGGATTTACAGACCCAGTAAACATTAACGAAATCTTGTCTAACCTTTTATCAGGAGTAGCAGGATATTCTGAAATGTATAAAGGTTTGTTCTTAATTATTGAAAATACCGATTTAGTTGGGTTCGTTGAGAGCCAATCAACATCAGGATTTTCATTTGCAGACGCCGCATTAAGAAATGGCTTCTACAAATCTCCTATGGGAATTGATGTATATGTTGTCAGAACAGGAACATTTGCTTCTGAAACATTAGGAACAAAAACATACACAAACTCAGGACACAGAGTATTTGGTGTAAAAGGAGTTTCTACTTATGCTTCTCCAAGAGGTATTAGGTGGGAAGAGAAAGCAGTTTCAGGAAAGACAGGTATGGAAGTCGTATGCTTTGGATATGTAGGCTTTAAGCTATGGGCCCCAAAGACAGCCCTCGTTACAGACATTACCTTAGCTTAGGTAATAACAGCCCTTTTGGGCTGTTCTGGCGGGGTTTAAACCACCGGTTGCCCTGCCAATACAGCCCGATAAGGGTTTAAGGTTAAAGGAATTAGTCGCACCTTTAATAAACTAGCCGAAAAAAGCTTTTAAAAGCAAGGTTAGGAAAATATTAACTTAACATAAAAATCAATGGCAAGACAAAGAATAGTAGAAATTACAGACGCAACAGCAACACTTTCAAAAAACCAAAGCGGTTCTTTGGTAGTTTTGAACAGAGCTGCTGGTATTGTGGTTACTTTGCCTGACGCAGGCAGAGGTTTAAATTATGATTTCGTTATGAATGTTGACGCATCAGGAGCTCACGAAATCAGAACATACGCACTCGGAGACAGTATGCAAGGTTGTATTGCATTGGCTTCTGATACCGTTTCTATGAACGGATTTTCAGCAACCACAGCAGACCTCGCAATGTCTATGAATGGAACAACCACAGGAGGAAAATTAGGAAGCAGAGTTAAAGTAGTTTGCGATGAAGACGGAGTATGGCATGTTGATGGACTTTTAATCGGGTCTGGAACAGGCGTTACACCTTTTTACGCACCAGCTGCTTAATAGATTGCCCTACGGGGCAGTCTTAAGGGACACCCTTTAAGTTTGCCCCGAGAGGGAGAAATATAATTAAAAATAAATAATATGCCAAGAAAAACAACAGCACCTCAAGCTGAAAAAACTGAGGAAAAAGTAGCAACACCAGTGGAAGCTCCAGTTGAAGCTCCACAAGAAGTAAAACCAGACACTCCAGCTAAAGCAGAATACAGGAGAATGATTGAAGTTTATAGACTTCAAAATCCTACAAAATACGAACAGAAGAAAGAGCAATTTGAAAGAAACTTAAAAGGAGACATTACTATTAGCACAGATAAAATGAATAAGAGAAAAACATTTATCTTTACTAATGTGCCTCCTAAAGAATAATGTTAGTAGAACACACAAAACCGCCAATCCCAGCTGGATACGTGGCGGTAGCATCAGTAACAAACGCAACAGCACAAGCATTAACTGTGCCAGATGATGCAAGATACGCTATTGTAAAAGCAATAACCGCACCAGTCAGATTTAGAGATGACGGCACAGAGCCAACATCAGTTTCAGGTTATAGTGTAGCCACTAATGGAGAAGTTATTTTAACTTCAAGAAAGCAATTAGATGATTTTAGGGTAATTGCAGTTGATACCACAGCTTCGTTAGAGGTTCTATTCTATAAAATAAGCGAATAAATTTATGATTTTATCTAACACAGTTACCAAAGATGGACTTCTCCAATCAATGGAATTTTGGGGAGGTTTTCAAGACGGAGATATCACAGGAGATGATGCAATGAGATCTATTGCTATTGCTTTGCTTAACAGAAAGTTAGATAAATATCTAGGTATGTTGGGGGCTGGTTCAAGAAATGCCACAATAGATGACTTAAATTTTACAGACCAGCCTTTTTCTACCTTTGACATAGTTTCACCACAACACAGCTATGAGTTTAAAGAAGATGAAGACGGAAACCAGATTTCAGATATTACAGCTGTCTTGATAAAAACATCGGCTTCAGGGCAATTTGTTAAATTAGACAAATTAACACTTGATGAAAAAGACGCAGAGTTGATTATGGGAGGAGATACAGGTAAGACAGGCACACCAACAGGGTTTATTGAAAGAAATAATACTATATTCTTTAACATTACACCAGACTTTAGCCTAACAGATGGAGGGAAGTTGTTTTATAAGAGAAGCCCGTCATACTTTGTAGATGGAGAATGGACAAAAGAACCTGGCATACCTTTCCAATTCCACGAGATGTTAGCAATAGACGCAGTTTATTCGTGGGTTTTAATACATAAATCAAACGCTACGACTTTAATTACAAGAATTGAGTCAGAGCTTAACAAGTGGGAAAAAGAGTTTCAAACTTATGTAGCAATGAGAAATCCACAAAGGAATAGATTAACTATTAAGCAGGAAAATAATAGATAATGTCAAGTTTAACTAAAATCTTAAAAACATCAGGAAGTTTGACAGAGGTTGCAAAAACTTCTGGAAATAGCCCAGCTTTAAGATATTTAGAAGCCACAAGTGTTAAAATGCTTCGCCTTTTAGAAGATGGAGGTAAAAGACTTTTAGAAAATTCAACAACAGATAGCGTTTCAATAAATAAAACATCGGCAACTTTAAACGAGATATTAAAAACTTAAAATGGCAAATAAAAGAATATCAGAATTAGACAATTTAGCTTCGGGAGATGTTGATGACGCACAATTAGTGGAAGTGGCAGACGCAACCGCAGAAACTAATTATAAGTTTACTTGGGCCAATATCAAGGTGGCTTTGAAAACTTATTTTGATACTTTATATACAGCAGTGGCTACATACACAAGCCACGTTGCTGATTTTAATAATCATAAAGCAAGACATCAAGACGGAGGAGCTGACGAGATTAGTATTGCAGGGTTGGCAGGGGAGTCGGCAGAATTAACTACTCATAAGGCAGTCCAAACAAGCGTTCACGGCTCAACAGATGCCGCCACAGCAAATAAAATAGTCCATAGAGACGCCAACGGCAGGGCAAAGGTAGCAGACGGCTCTGATCCCACAGACATAGCCACAAAAGGGCAAATGGATACAGCTTTGGGATTTAAAGCCAATGACGCCGATGTGATTAAGAAAGCAGGATCAGTTGCCTTTACAGGAGACCAATCAATGGGAGGATTTAAGTTGACTAACTTAGCAGCTCCCGTTGCAGACAGCGATGCCGCCAGAAAGCAAGATGTGGATGCCGCAGGCGGAATTGATTTATTATCTACAAGCCAGCAAGACACACCAGACTTAACTATTCAAGTTTCAGCAGGGAATGTTTGGTTTGGAGGAACATTGGTAGAATTTGCAGGAGATGATAGTCCAGAATTTACAGCACCAGCAGCTAATCCGAGAATAGATGTTTTAAGCTTAAGTTCAGCAGGAGCTTTAGTAAGAACAGAAGGAACAGAAGCAGGAAGTCCTACAATGCCAGCAGTGCCAGCAGGAAATATACCTATTTGTTCTGTTTATAACAGAGTAGGACAGACAAGCGTTAAGGATATAGACGATAGTACAAATGGATATGTTTTAGCAGATTTAAGACCAATTGTAAATAGAATTTACACAGAAATAGTAGCTTCTGATGTATTAAGACACTCTAACGATACCAGCAAAAACACGAATTCAACTTCTTATGTGAAACTCAAAGAGATAGCGATTACAAACCTATCGGATTTCTTCGGGATCGGTGCAGGTGAAACGATTACATCATTGAGAATAAAGTTTACCATTTCTGGTGGGGGAAGCACAAGGAATTATTATGGAAGGATTTATAAAAATGGAGTAGCCCTCGGAACTGAAAGGTATGTCTACCACACAGATGTCACAGAATTTTCAGAAGACTTAGGAACATTTGTAAAAGGAGATTTAATTCAGATTTATGCTCACGGTATGGACGGTTATACTTGCACTATTAAAAATTTTAGACTTTATTACAGCCAGTTCGTCTTGCCAGACCAAACATTTACTAATCAAGACCCATAAAATGAACATAATCAAACTTATTTTAAAATGGCTAAAACGATT